AAATAATATCAAATTGTGTATGTAAACTTTCTAAAGGCTCTCCGTAAATGTCTTGATAAATATAACCAATTTCATCTAAATATTCTAACAGCTCTTTTCGGCTTGTTCCGCACTGAATCAAAGCATGCTCATTTACCTCAAGAACTAGTACGGGCTTATGTTTTTTGATAGTTTCAACACCGCCTTTAAGTATCTTTAATTCATATCCTTCCGCATCTATTTTACAGAAATTGGGAATAACTCCGTAATCCTGACAATAAATATCAATGGTAGTTGTCATTCGTTTACCTTCTGTCAATTGAGCCATTCCTATATTCCCTTCCGGCGCTTGCATATCGAATCCATGCACGGAGTCAGAAAATGCTATATAATGACATACGGCATTCTTACCTTTCATATTGCATTCTAAGCATTCGAAGGCCTCCCTATTAGGCTCAAAAGCATGTACAAATCCTTTGCGCTGATATGCTTCTGTATGATCTCCAACGAAAGATCCCACATCAAAAATAATATCCCCCTTTTTTATATGGGGAAGTATACGAGGCAAAGCATTACAATCATGATCTAAACGACCCTCTTCTTCAATCCATTTGCAAATGCAGTGATCATTTTCAAGTATAGCAATACCCTTATCAGTTATTTTCATTTGTAAATAGCCGTTTCGTCTGATTGCCTTAAAAGTTTTGCAAACACATCAACAAACTTTTCGTTCGAATTTAAATCTCTTTCGTTCATTGCCATAAGTATTGAATGCACTTTTTCATGGTAAAAAGTATCCATTATTTTCTCTTTTGACAGTTGCTCAACTCCGTTTGTAGTTGATAATGAAATTTGCTGTTTCGAATAATCAAACTCGCCATAACGCTCTGTTTTGTTCATTAAAACATTATCCCAGACGATATTTACAGTTCCGGCAAACAACTTAAAAGACTTTGGTATTTTCATATTTGATCTAACTCTTTTTGTATTTCTTCTGTTATTTGTCCCCAGGACCAATATTGTTTTGATTTATTTTCTGGCAATCCCTCAGCCTGATTATCATGTGATCCGGTTGTGAATTTACCCTCAATGAAAACGTAATTTTCTTGTTCGTGTTTCCATGCGAAAAAGCCTATAATATTAAATTCTGAAAACTGCCTATGAGGTTGTCTCATTGCATAATTTTCAATATCAGGAAAATTAAGAGCAAAATTTTCCAGGGTTGACTTATGGAATAATTGTGGCGCACGACGCATAAACTCGAACGCAACATTTTCCTTAAACAACTTTTCGACTATTGGCTTCCAACAAATCGCTTCGCCCACATTATCATATTTATCATATAGGATAACAGGCTTATTATCCTGAAAATAATCCCTTGCATCTGCATCAGGATAAAAAACCACATCAGAGTCCACGAATAATATATAGTCTCCCTTGCAGTGCTTATGCGCCTCTAATTTGCTTATCTGTTGGCCTACATAATCCTCTTTGTAAGTTTTGCAAACAACCACCTTTTCAGCAGTCAAATGATTTAATAAATGTTCCTGTCCGGTAGGAATGCAGATAACAATTTCGTCCCATCCCTTAAGGTTTTTATGGATGGATTTAAGGCAGTAATTCAGCCATTTAATATCTGCGTGGTATGTTCTAATAAAAATTGAAATCATATATCTGTTATGTGAGAGTTGATAATATTAAATGCTTTTGAGCTTACCGATTGAGCAGAGCCACGCATTCCGGTTTCTTCCATAAATATCCGTGCTGTCATTTTCCAAAAAGCTTCCGAATACTGCAATGAATGTCTTTTATGGAATATGTGCGCTTTGCTAGGTCGGTGTAATTTGAAACCTTTATTGATTAAACTAATGGGCAACCAGTAATCCCAATGGCATTGACCTAGGCAAAGATACGTTTCTTTTAAATTACAATGTTCTTCTGTCAAAAAGAATGCATCAAACCCTGATTTAAACATGGTTGCGCTTTCCATTGAGTCGTTAAAATCATACCTGTTAAATATCATTGGATTGCTCCCAAATATAGGGAGATCCTTTATGATAATATCAGAGTTTACGATTATTCCAGCGCCCTGTTTCTTTATCTCTTTGATTAATTCAGATACAGGCACATAAGGCTTACCAAATAGCGTTTCGCCCGTTCTTTTAGGCTCTATAAATTCAATGTCGTATTCTTTTTCTAAAATCCTTATCTCTGAAATATGATTAACAGAAACAATTTTATTATCCAGTTTCTTCCAGCTTTCAATTGCTTTGAGCTGGTTTTCTTTATTCTTATGCGTAGGAGCTAGGCTAGTAATGATCATCTTCCTACAAATTTATGCTTATATAGCGATTGAATCGGATAGTAATTATCATTGCATGACTTCATTACTTCATTATAAATACTTTTGGCTATAGGCTTTGCTATCCCGAAACCATACATGGAAAGAAAATATGTACTCATATCTAGCCCATCATGATCGCAATAATGAACTGGCTTAGTTGATTCTATAGGAGACTGAAGTACGCACGAATGTAAAACTTCATCAGGTATTAATCTTTTTTTACCCCAACAATTCTTAAGGTCTTTTTTATTTAACGTCCTGTAAAGAGAATTTAATCTATCAAAATATTCTTTGGATTCATACTTATGAAATGCCATTATTGAAGAATTCACATCATTAAAGATAGACTGACATCCATATTTTTTCATCTTATCGGAATGCATCCACCAGTTTTCGTTTGTTTGTCTCAGGCAGTCTATCCAAAATGCTTCCTGTGAAATGTTGTCAAAAAGAGCAGAAGGATTTTTAAGACAAATCATGTCTACATCTAAAAAAATAGTCCTGTTATAAGGGGAAATTTTGTGAAGATTAATCTTAATCAAACACGGGTCATTATCATATTCATTCGGATTGAAACGGATAATGCTGTCAATTTTACTCATATCATACCCCTCATGGCATCCGTCAGAAGCTAGAGTGATATTTACGTCTACAAACTTTTTAATAGAATAGGCAAGGTTAGAAGCGAATCTAGCGTATGCACTATTGCCATAAGCAATGAGTAATATCATAATTTATAAATAAGGGAGCGCACCTAGTACGCCCCCTGTTCTCACAGAACAACTAGAAGATGCCTACAGGGGCATCATATAGTACTGGGAAAGGATCGGCAACATCTTGACTCCATTTTGCGGTAATCAAATATGATTGCTTTTCCTTATTAGATTCAGGAATAACTAAACGGGCATTGAAAGAAACGCCTTTCTCGATAACACGTACCGCAACTTGCTCACATAAGTACATACCAAATCCGCTGAATTGAGATTGATTTAGCTTTCTGTAAAACTCGTCGTTTCCTTCGTTAACGTTAAAGTCTTTAATTTCTGCCGTATAGTCGTAGCCATCCACGATAGTATCAGAACCACATGCAATAGGGTTTTCCCCCTCTACCGGAGAAGGCTCAGGAAGATTGGCTTTAAGCCCTCCCATAATTACCATTGTTCCGGCTGTGATAGCTGCGTTAACTTGGGTGGCGTTTGAGAAATCGGTGATATTATGGCCTTCCTTTAGTACGAATGTTTTTGATATACCGCCTTTTGGGTAGTAACACAAATTCGCTTCGTATTCACCAAGGTCTTCAGGTATGCAATTTACATAAGACATAGTTTTGGTATTTTAATTTAAATAGTCATTTAATGCTAGACTATATCCGCAACTATCCTTTTAAAGAGTATGAATGCTCTACTGTAACCACGTTATGTAAAAATATAAAAAAAATAACCAAATAACTATAATATCATTTATTTAAGTTTCCAAATAAAACCTCCTGCAATTTTCCTCTTGCCGTTGCATGCCATTGATATTTTAGAATTATGAATACCAGTTTTTATTTGTGCCTTAGCCATGCTTTCATATTCAGAAATAACATTCATATTCAAGTCAAATTGTATAACTGGCTTGTTTGTTTTTTTATTTGCCCTACCCAAAAAGTCATATGCATGCTTTAGATTTTCACTCGCGGTGCACCACTCTAAGTTATCTACATGATTGTTTGTTTTGTTTCCATCTTTATGGTTAACCTGTGGCTTATTTTCTGGATTTGCAATAAATGCTTCGGCAACCAATCTGTGAATCATCTTATTAATTAACTTTGTACCGTTAGATATAAAAACAGTTAAATACCCTTTGTGCTGAATTCTTTTTGCTAAACATTTTCTAAATCCCCTCTTGTATGATATTACATCTCCATTTAATGTTACGAAATAAGTATCATAGCCTACTATTGCTTTTGGTTCCATAAAACAAGATAGCCCTTCTAAATACTAGCCGAGTTCTCACGTTCGGGGTTCTTTAAAAGGGCATGCTTTTAATGTCTGTGGCTATATTGTGAGAACGCCTATGCGAATATAGGAAATTATTTACAATTCCTATTTATAAGGCTTTCTCTTTTTTTGCGAACTACCATATTAACTGGGGTCGTTTCGCTCGAATTTCTCCAACTCGTTTCTATGTTTTCAGGAACTATGTACTCCGTTCCTTCAATTGTAAACTTATCATGAGCCGTACCGATTCCTAGCGCTTCAACAAGATACCCAGGGAGCGCCTTAATAGTTAGATCCCGATTCATTTTAGTGCTGGCGTATATTATTTTTTCTTCCCCGTTAGAGAACTCAAATATCGTTTTTTCTGTATCGGGTTTAGGCTTCCAGTTTTTAGCCAACACTCTAAGTTTATTAACCTGTGCAAGGTTCTCATAATCAATACCATAACCGTTATCCGTATTCGTCCATGTCAGCAAAAGGGTGCATGAATGATTCCCCACTGCAAAACATTCAGATTTATAATCCAAATTTTCGTCTGTGACTTGAACGTAATATGTTGAGTCGGGCAAATCCCAAGGTATTATTACCTGAATATTAGCCTTATAAACAGTCATTGAATTAGTTGGTACTGTGTAAACTAATTGTTCAGAGCATGAATTATATACTTCAATTAAAGGCACACGAACGATATACACGAACTTTAAGCACCCATCAAAAGAGCCTGATCCATAATCTAAGGCCGTCAAGGAAAGGTCTGGGATAAGCGCTATTCCGCTTAATTGATAAACCCCATTTTCTATGAATGTCTCTGAATATCCAAAGGAGTCAAATCGTACCTTGCCCTTAGTTCTTCCTGAAACCTCAATAGAAACCAAATATTCCTTTCCTACGTCTAATATTCCGGTTTGCCCTATAGCTTCGCCACTATCCCCAGAATAACAAGCTCCGCTGTCTGATATAGCCCACATTATACTTTATGTGTTATTTTAATCCACCCACGGGAAAGTGCCGTGCCGTCATAGTTCCCACTATCAAAGGATGCGCCTGATTTTCTTGAGAGCGTTATGTTTGTTCCGTCTGCCGTCCATGAGCCATCTACATCATCAGCATCCACAGAAGTAATGCTTGATATTAAAGTTGCTGCATCATTGCCAATAATCACCTCAACACCTAATATGTTTGCCAAAGAAAGGCCGTGAACTACGTTTATACTCGCTACAGAGGCCATATTCCACGTAGGAAGGGCAATTATTTTAATCCTGAAATCAGTTGTCCCATCTGTCAGTCTATCCGCTTCAGTTGCATGATCTACGTTTTGAGGGTTAAAGAATTCAAAATCGAAATCTCCTGTTGAAGCTTTTCTAATTGACAATCCAGAAGCGCCACCGCCTAAAATATCATTGATTGTCTGTATTGCTTCATTAATCTTGTCGTACATTTCGGGGAACTTATCTGCCCCTGGTGCTGAATCTAATTCTTCAAGTAGTGCCATTTATAGTGCATCGTTTAGATAACAATTATTTAATTCATTTAAATATATATCTGTCATTTCAGATAATTCTTTCCCTGCCAAATCAGCGCAGTTGTAATAACCCCCAATTTGAACAAATCCAGTGGCATAATGATCATCCGAATCTTTTGCAATAATCAAATAAGACCCTTCGCATAATCCAGTAAATACATTAGTGCCAGAATAAGCCCCTCCGTTGAAAGAGTACTGATACCCTGAACCTGATCCTAAACTTGCGGTTATCGTTGCCGTACCATCACATAAACCTACGCCTGTAATGTTTGATTCTTCGATATTAATTTCTAATGCCGTCCATGTTTCCCATCCTATGTAAGAGTTTCCAAAAGCAGGGTCTGCATTCGCTATATCTCCTTTTATTTGGAATTGAGTTTCATCAGATATTCTTACAGGCTGACAATAAGGCTGTCCTTTACAACCGCATGAATCAGTTTCCCCGCCTAGGTTAAATGCAATTGTCTGATTATCTATAAATTCAATCATACTTTCTAATCAATTTAAACGTAGATAAACCATCTAATTGCCTGTAATTTAATTCCATCAGAAACCCCTTATATGTTTCCGTTTCATTTGATATAGTAATATACCCATTATGAACAGCAGATGTAGGATTGTCAAATGCATCCTTGATGGATAAATACTCTTCTCTTGAAATAGGGTATTTAAAATCCAAATATTCTGCAACAAATAGCGGATCTTCGCCCGATTCAGAAAGTAATATGTCCTGATTTCCTGCAAGCCTTTCGCCAGCAAATGAAGACGGGCAATCTACTTCGTCCTGAGTAACGATAAACTTGTTACCCTCTCCATATACGAATTTAACACTTCTATTCGGATATTTTGTAACAATAGGGTAAATGCTGGGAATGTTTCTTAGTAAATTTTTAGATACAGTATACCTTAAATTATATGCCGTTTCAGGAGAAAGAACATTTTCAACCGCTGCGAAGTTTTCATCCTTTTCCGCAACATCTAACATGTTTGGCGCACCATCATATCCTATACTTCTGTTTAGGGCAATAATGAAATTATCGTTATCGTAATCAGTATCGGTGGTGGCCGTCTCATCATATGGCATCCTTCTAATTTCTTCCAATATGTAAGCAGAACCAATATACGGGGAAAGCTTCTCTAATGTCTGATCAATACTTTTCATCCCTAAAGTATACTGAGACTTTGAACAGTATTCCCCAAGCCCGTTAAGAGATGTTGTTTGCCACTTTTCAAACCCGATCAAAATATCATTATAAGCATATTCTTGAGCAATACTCCTTCTTATATCCGGCACATGCTCTAACTTCATTATTTCCTTATTCTGATAAAAGAAGTTTTTTCGCTCCCATCTTAATTTATAGGATGACCCCCACTTTTCAAATCCAATGCCGATATTATCTATCGAATCTAGTGTATCAAATAATTCATTGCACGTTGACTGAATGCCATATGTTTTATCTCCTATAGTGGGATATTGCCTGATCATTACGCCACTGGTTATAGCAGCAAAAGAGCCACACCCATTTTCATCTTCGGAGTATGGGGTAGCGTCTATTCGTCCATAATAAGAGGAACGAACCGGATCAGGGACATCTAGTATACCTTCGCACACCCTTGCAATAGTTTCAAATAAGCCTTGAGCCTTAGATATTGATGGGTCTGCAATGTTAATTGTAGATATTTGAATTTCAGAAGTTGTAAATATGGCATTGTCTACCTTCCTAATTCCATCCCCAACGACTAACCCGGGCGGGAAATGTCTTATAGCAATCCATATCTTTTGTCCAGGAGGAAGTATTATTTGAGTTTTTAAATATCCGTTATATAGGTATGTTGATTCTGCAGAGAAATATACAACTGTTCTATCCGGTACTAAATTAATATATGTCGCCCCGTCTGCAAAAACAGGCGTATTTCCATATATAAGAGCAAACGTTTCGGTATATTCAAAGTCTGCAACAATTAAATCAGATTCCCAACCTATAATCCCTTTAACATTAATTAGTATGTCAACTGTTTGATTTTCTCCTGTTGAATTCTGATAGAAAAATGGTAAATCTCCTGCATTATTTCCGCTATATAATAGCTGGGGCGTGTCTGTTGGAGAAAAGAACCCATCTCCTTCAGAGGACTCTTTAAATCCTGGTAAAGAAAAGTATGAAAATTGATCATCAAAGCTAACCTCGGCACTTTGATCTGATACGTCTATTAATCCATAGTTGCCAACTGCCGCCAATGCTTTGCTATGTAGGTGCAAATCATAAGGTAGATCAATATCTGAAATAGTTAATCCATCCAATGTATTATTTGAAAACAATTCAATTTTAGTATCAGCCCTGGATTTAAATTTCTGGTTTAGCCCCTGCTCAATTAAAGGCACGTTGGTTTCTTCGTCTCCTATGCTTATTTCCTTTAGATCTAAAATACCAGTGAATATTTCATCAAAATCACATAGTGTGGAATTACCCCCTTTTTCATAATCATCTGAATAATCACTATTGTAAGATGAACTAGTTTGCAATACATCGCACTCGCACGATTCCTCGATAAGTATTTTTATCTCTTCGTCTAGCCCGTAATTGTTATAAATATTATCAATAAATTCTTTTCCTGCACCGCAAATAAACGCAAGGGAAAGTATTTGAGAATAGTTTACACCGTGGTATTTAGGCGAACGGGTAATTCCAAATTGTGCATCCTTCCAGCCCTTAGGATCGCTAGGCAATACATAAACGCCTTCTACATTATGAGTTAAAGTATATCTAAACAAAATTACGCCCTCCCTGCTTTGGCATTTCGTGCCAGTTGCTGATTTTTACTGAACCATTTCTTTTTACCGCTCTTTCCAAATCCGAAGTATCAAATTCTGTTTTTTTTCCGACCTTCTTCATCATTTTATTATAGCGCTGTTCTTTTTGCCTTTTTACTTCATCAGCTTTATTAAGCGCAGGTAGCACCCATGCACGGTTAATATAATCTTCCAGTTTATTATTTCTTACTGCCCATAAAAGGCCTAGATTATCGCTCGTTTCTTTAGCAGTCATTACTGATTCGCCTTTAGATAACTTGGCATCTATCGAATCACTCGTACCCGTTCCCTTGCCTTGTAAATCAATTACCCCATCTTTGTATTTAGGTATAGGCCGTGCGCTTACAATAGCCAATTGAGCAGCACCAGCAATAGCGGCAAATGCCATTAATGGAATTACAGGAGCGGCCTTTGCAATAGCCGCAGCCGTGCTTATTATAATATTGAATATTGCAGTATCCTTATCTGCTTTGGCTTGTTTGGCCTTAACTTGTCTTTCGTATGCTACCTGTCTTTGCTGAATCTGTTTTAATTGTGCGTTATATTTAGCCTCTGAGATTATTCCAGATTCTAATTGCTGTTTTAAAACCTCCTGTTTAGCCTGACTTACTTTTTGAGAATCTGATATTTCAGCCTGTGATCTTGCCTGTTGATTCTGAGCCAGCCCATTATAAATGGCCTCTGTTTGAGAGAATCCAAAATCAAGTGCTTGCATAAGAAAGGCTTTTTTCTTCGCCTGAGCCTCTGAATATGCTTTCACGTCCTGATCATACAAGGCTTTTTTCTTCGCCTGTATTTCTAATTCAATATCTAAAGTAGACTTTCCGGCCTCTTGGTTAAGTATCTTCTTATTCTCTAAGGCTCCTAGTTCAAGTTTTAATTCATCATTTCTTATCTGATCAATAGACTTATTCTGATCTCTGATATGAAGCAATTGATTCTTTGCATTCTCATCAATATCCTGAATGGATTTATTGTAATTATCTTCTGCAAGCTTCCTTTCAGCCTCGGAACGTGCTTTATCAGAAGCCAACCGTTTAGCGTTTGCATCCGCTTGAGCCTTTACTAAATCATCTAAATATTTTTTATTAAGGGTGGCAATCTCTAAATCAATCTGAGAAGTATCTTTCCCATACTGTTTTAATAGCGCTCTTTGTGCCTCAAGTGAATTAATCTTAATAGACAGAACCTCTTTAGATAATTCTTGCTCTACTTTTATATTCGTAATTGCGGCCGCCTCTCTAGTTCTTTCAACAGCTTTAATAGCTTCGGTACGTTCTGCAATATCCTTTTCAATCAATTGAGATTGAATAGCGGCGTACTTCTCAGAAAGAATCTCTGATCTACCAGCCAATTCAATGATCTTTTGTAAGGCATCTACTTGTTTTTGTGCCTGATCATCCGAGATAGACAACAATCCTTCCTGAGCCTTAATTTGCTCACGATATAAATTTAAAAGCTGTTCTGCTGTTTGAGCCTGAGATATCTGAGCCGTAATAGCCTTTAATGTGTCTACCTGAGCAGACTTATTTGTGTTTCTATTGGCTACTGCAAGGATATTTTGTTGTGTTAAGTTGTCGTAATACCTTTTTTGCAGTTCAAAATTAGCCTTTAGATTATTGTTTTCTGTTTCTTGCGCTTCGTTAACAATGGCTAATCGTGTCGTAACATCTATAGCCCTGTTTCTGGTTTGTTTTAATAAAGCCCCGATAATTAAATCCGCCTGCTTCGATTCCACGCCTAGTAAACGCATTTCATCCTGAATAGCATCTAATTCAATAGAAAGATTATACGCCTGATCATACGCTTCGCCCATTGATTTAGCAAGTCCCGTATTACCTATTGCCTGTGCCGCTAATCCAGCACCCGGGATAATAGCATTAAGAGCAATGATAAGACCGCCTTTTAATCCCTCTGATAATGATTCTGATTCAGTAAAAAAATCACTTATTGCACTTCCTGTAGATGCCAGTTTCCCTGTTAATACATCTGTGGCAGCGCCAACCCCTGCAAACGTAGCTTCTAGCTTTGCAGCTCCTTCGTCCGTTGATTTAATAAAGGCCATTACCGAAGCAAAAGCACCTATAACAAGCGTAAGCGCACCTAATAACCCTACTCCTATTAATCCGGTTAATGCTTTTACCCCTCCACCCGCTTTAGTTGCGCTCGCACCTATTGAAGAAACGCCATCACCAACACTGCGGGCAGACAATGCAGCACTCTCCAAATCATTTATAAAATTTCCGAAAGGAAGGTTTTGTAATACCCCTTTTACTGTACTACCTAATTTATTAAATGATGTTTCGGTATTTTTTGCAGCAACTTTTCCTTTATTCTCTAAACTGGAAAAAGACGACTCGGCAATCTTGAGTTGTTTTTTCAAGTCTGATAAATCGCCTTCAAATTTTATTACCTCTACTTCGGTTGCCATTATACAGGTGTTTTTACTGTCTCTCGATTATTTTTATCTACAATGAATTTAAGTAATTGCAAATACTCCCCGATTGACCGCTGTTCTATCTTTTCTTTCTCACTTATACTGCCCCCTGCAAGGCGCATAAGTTCTTCTTGGTATTGCTCTTCGATCTTAATTATATCTACTTTATGAGATAGGCTTCGTACATCTTCTCTCTCGCTTTCAGTGTCGCTATCGAATTGTCCATATATACGTCCCAATCGCTTTCCAATTTTTGTAAAAATGGAATAGATTTCATTAATCCCATTTTGTAAAAAAAATCGTACAAGCCCCCCTGGCTGTCTTTTCTGAATTGAGCAACCTTTTCTAAATGAATGGTCATATCAACAACATAAGGTTTTTCATCTTCACGAATATACTTTAAAGCCAGTACATCAAACCACAATTCCTCATGAATCCATATGTCCTTTCTTGTCTCCATCTCAGCGACTGCGAAACCAATCATTCCCAAGTCTGGATTCTTACCACTATTCAATGCTTTCTTAATAACTGCAAAACAACGATCTAATTCTGTATCTGATAATCCTGAATCAATACGTTTCAATCTCTTATGTATTTCTTTTATCCTGTTTACCGGATAGTCAAAATCATTATTAGGAACGTAGTATATTTTAGCATTTGAATCCACAAAAGCCTTTTGCATGTTCTCAAAGCCTGATTTCTTGGACTGAGAGTTAAAGTAAACTTTCAAAACAGCCTTTCCAAATAGCCAGTATAGTAATTTGTTCATCTTTTAATGAATGAAAGGGTGTTAAAACAAATAATCGAAGCAAACAAAGATGCGTTTACCCATTGCATATATATAAGAGAATAAACAACCCCGATAACCGTAATAAGCTGAACTAATCCCTGATACATGTGGCTTAATTTACTCGACATAATGATATAATGCTTTGTTGAACACTGAAGCTATTAGAACGCATACAAGCCATTCTTTCCAGTCATTGTGATAAATGATAAGGTAGAACACCGTACCCCAAACAGAGGCCATGCAAGGAGGGCATTCAAAGAAAGGTTTTCTTGCTGATTTATTCGTTATAATTGAATTAAACCAATTGCGAACAATATTAAATGCCATTCCTTCCCGTGTAATAACGAATATGGATAGACATAACAGTGAAAGCACGAAGGATATTTCTACGTAATTCATACTTTTATACTTGTTTCTGTGAGTTTATTAATTGAATCGTCTGTATGCAGCTTCTGGAATATAACTGTAAGGCAATCGTATTCTATTGTATCTATCGTAAAAGGAATAATATCATTCCCATCCTCTTCTTCTGCAATCCACAATTTAAAATAGAAATTAGGGGAATAAAAGTCTGGATAAGGCTCATTCATATCAATAGAAACCGTCTTATCGTATAGGCTTGGGATAGCTGACTGAACAGACACATATCCAGTTGCAATGTTCTCAATGAAAACATACACTTCATCGGACGTTTCAACCGTTCCAATGATTAAATCTCCTGTACATACAGGTACTGGTTTCGCTTCAATGCAATTCGTGCAGTTCATAACCAAATATAATTATTTAATTCGTGTTTTCATTATCCACTCCTTTAAAAAGGTATTAATTAGATATCTAAGGCAATCAGCATGATCTGCGAGTTGATTCACGTCTTTACGATCCCTTTTAATAATTGACCCAAAAGCATCACATTGAACGCCTGACATATCCCGTTTTAAATTTACGCATGTTTTAGGGTTTATCTTAAAGTCTGGGAAATTATGTAAGAAAAAGTTTGAATCAGCCCTTGAGTTTTCATGTGTAGGATTTGATTTAACCTTAATTTGAGCAGAAGCAAGATTCAGACCTCTCTGTAGCTGTAAGTAAAGGCTTGCATTATCCCTTTGGCCTATTTCACCTCTATTACCCATTGCATCCCCCGTAATTAGCATTGTCCTGGTATTGGCGCCATACTTAGATTGTATTCGCTCAATCATAGTGTGAATAGAACCATTAGGGATACTGAATTCATCAAAAACATGTACATGTTGCCCTCCCTTATCCGCCCACATATGGAAGAAAATGCACCCAAATGGGTTTAAATTGAAATCTATTGCTAAATATAATTGCTTTGCCGGATCATATTGCGCCTTTTCTGAGCAGTGTTTTGATTCTGAATAAGCATAGAAGAACGGGTTTATAGCCTTAGGGTCTATGAACTTACCGTATATCTCCTGATCAACCATTTCAGGGGACATATCGCCTATTTCTTTTTCAAGCGCTGCAATATCGTCAGGGTGTAATAGTGGATTGTCATAACTACTGAATTCATATATTTTATATGCCGGATCATCCGTTTTCTTGCATATCGTGTAAAAAGGGTGTTCGCTTCCATCCTTCAGCATTTTACCTTTGGGAACTCCTGCGGCTATAAGTCTGGAATTAGGGAAATCCATAAGCATCGGTAGAACAGCATTTGTGTATAGGTATCTATCCTTTAGAATAATTCCTGCCTCATTCAGAAAGATTATCATATAACCAAATCCTTCCCAATTCTGAGGATTGTCTGCGCTCCTAAAGTCAATAAAAGAGTTGCCTATGGTCATTTTCTTAGCAACCTTGTCGAATGTATGCGGGATGTCGTTTTTCTTTAATTCAGGGAGGAAATAGCGCTCATAGTAACGATCTATGTTGCCATTGATGGTGTCGCCCCATAAAATGGGGGAAATGCCCTCTAAAGCCCATTCTATGATTGCATTTGCAGCGCCTTTAGTTGCTCCGAACCTTCTTCCTTTTGGCACGCCTTTAAACCTGACCCCTTCAGGCCAATCAAAAAATATATCTAATTGCGGATCTGAATAAGAAAGTTCAATTTCCTTTATCATCCTTGCTATTGAGAACTCTACGTGTAATTCTTATCTCATTAACTGTAATGTCTGTATTCATTTTTTCAGCTAACCCCTGCTTTCTTGCAATGATATTAGCGTTTAGAAGATCTGAAGCGGCACCTGAAAATTGCTGTTCAGTTATAGTATCTTCGATTAATGCTATGATAGTATTATAATCGTGGGAATTTTCTCTAAGACTTCCTTTAAAAATCCTAAAATAAGCTTCATTACACCCTAAATAAAGGCATAATCCACCCATTGTATAGGCTCTCATCTTAGGAACGACAGCCAAGCTAATCTCTCCTTGGTATGCAAAAGGCTTGCTTTCTAGGTGTGGATTTTCATCACACCATTTAAAATACTCACACGCAGCCTCCCAAAGAAGTTCAGGAGATGCAAATAGCTTATCTTTGCCATGCTTGCTCCTTTGCTTCCAGAATTGGTTTCCCTTTTCAAAGGGTTTGCCTCCTGCCATTAGTTTATTAGTCCGTTATAAGTATGAAATGCCTGTTTATCCATTCTTATCTCCCACTCTATGAATTCTCTTTGTTTTTCCGTTAAGTCGTATGATCTTAGCTTGTATTCATTTATAAGAATGTTTGTTCTAACATTAGCATTATGCGCCAATACTTTCAACATGAAGTCGATTCTCCTTTGAGCCAAGTCTAGTGATGCCATGTTATCTTGAATGGTTAAATAAGACTGTGTTTTTATCTACTATTCTCCATCTGTGTTTGGCTTCACGGCAGCACACAGGGGCTAATTTAAAATTGAACTCTGTAATTTCTTCAATAAAATACCTTTGGCACTCATAAGTAACTATATCGCCTACTTTATGACCTCTTTTAGGTTCTGGCTTTTCAAACCAAGATTTTATAAATCTGAACATGGGCTATTGAATAGTTGATAATCAATTACGCACGAAAATACGTGATCTGTACCTTCTTTTCTAATATAAACATCAAATAATACGCCTGTTGCTGGATCTCTCATTACTCCACTCTTACCGAAACGGAGATAGTCGCACATTTCAGCTATATTATCATTAGCTTCTTTGGCTCTCTGATTGATTAGTTTTTTAACTTCTAAACCCGCAATGAATATATTAAAGTCAATACGTTCTTCGATGCTCATGTTTGGGAATTCCAATATCTCAATATTACTCATCCTTATTTCTGTTCAAAGTGTATGCATCCGAAGTTTTCTCCGACTTCTATCATATATTCTAATATTACTCCCTTACTTTCATTAACTAATTGTTCTGAGTGTACAATTTTACATAACCCCCTCTTTCTCAATCTTATCCCCAAATTGTCAAGGGTCGTAATTCTTGCAGTTCTTACAGGTGTTATCCATAATGCTAATTTACAAAGTTTTACCTTATTTTATAAATAAATTGATGTCTTTTATTCCAAACAATCAACTCTTCCCCTTTTATGTACGAAAATGTAATAGCGGAACCAAAATACATTCTTAGATCATTTCTGAAGTAGTTGTAGGCTGCCTGCTTTACATTACAGTAGTGTTTTCCTCTCATGTAAATACGAGCTTGGCAGACGTTTGTTATGGTGTCGACTCTTATCCATATCTCCCTGGAATCAATTTCATAGCCGTAAAGGGTTTTTGTGTGGGTTTGTGAGTTTCCTAATACCGGAATAATCAGGATAAGTAAGGATATAATGGTTTTCATGAATTGAATTTTTCATTAATTATTTCACACATTCTACTGAAAGATATTTCTTCCCTGTGGTGCTGGTTCATGAGATCGTATAGTTCAGCCTCTTTCAATTTAAATTCTGGCTTGCCGATCCTTTCATTATAATACCCTCGGAAAGATTGTTTTAGCCAGAATCGGTATGCTCCACTACCTTTTAGCTGCGGAATCCTTGCCGATAGCCAATCTATCCAGTTGTCAAGTGAATTTTCATCTTCTGGTTTGCTCATTTGTTCTATTCTTTTACTTCAGTAATTGAAACTTGTGTGTTGGTTCTATAGTAGGGTGATTGACATCCTTCCTTTACAGGAATTCCCTTAATTGGCGTATCATGCCCGATACGGAGAATGTTTTTAGCTGCGTTCACATCCCGATCATGGGAAGCTCCGCAACTACATTGCCATTCTCTTACAGATAAGCCACTTAGTCCACTAGGCCCGCTTCTTTCGAGGCAAGCCGAGCAAGTTCTGCTTGTCCAACTTTCATTGACTACTTTCATTTCTTTGCCAAACCTAATGGTTTTGTACGCAAGCAAAGTCTTGTATGCGCCCCACGAAACATCTTGTACGCTTTTCGCCATTCGTGTTTTAATTAGTCCTTTTGAAGAAACGTTCCCAACCACAATTAGATCATATTCTTTTACCAGGCGAAGGGTTTCTTTGTGTAAAGAATCCTTTCTGGTATTGGCAATCTTTGCATGAATTACCTTTGTGCGCTTCTTTTTGCCAGCTCTCTGAGCCATAGCAAGGCGATCTTCATACTCCTTTGTAGATTTACTACCGACAAATGAAGTGCCGTCTGAATACGTTGCAGTGGCCTTTAACCCAAGATCAACCCCTATACTTTTCCCTGTTTTGGCGTAATGGTACGGATCAACCTCGCAAACAAGATTCACATACCACCTCCCCCGTGAATCCTGGTTAAAAGATCCGCACTTGATAGTTCCGACAAATTGAGTTTCCCAGAATTGGAATAATGTTTTATTGTACTTTACCTTTCCTTCTCCAAGATACTTTATAGACTGTTTTTTAAATGGTATCCATCCAAGGGATTTTTTGCCCCGCCAAGAAAGTTTCTTCTTTTTAAATTTCCTTCTCTTAATTACATACTCATCTGCAACCCCTTGTACTGTCTCTGATACTAACCCTAAATCAGATGCAACTCCGGAGGTTAATTTGTGTAGATCAAAATTAGATAGCCATTTCTGATTATAATCAACCGACTTGATATTTGCCTCATTGCAGTAGTTCCAGACACGATTTACAGAATGAGAGATCTTACTAAGCTTTGCAGCCGAAGAAGAGTCCTTTATTCTGTATTTTCGTGTTAGAATCATTGGTTTAGTTTGTTTAATTCCTCTTCCAGTATTTCATCGAAATCTCTATACAGGTTTTCATCGCTATGATACATGTGATGGCACTTTTTAGCCAATATCTTAGCCTCGGACAACTTAATCATCTTATTGTCCCGAATAGGCTCTTGAACTTCTTTTACTAGCTCGTATAAAACAGCTCTTTCTATATTGCCGATACAAGCATCTCCTATTTTAGCTCCTTCAGGCGCATATTGTCCTGTATCTTGTTTGACCAGAACTGTACCATAAGGCCATTTCAAAAACACCACATCCACTTTATACTTTTTCTCTTTGATACTTAATTCTTTTGATTCCATGATTGCACTAGTAATAGTATGTATTTCTTTTGTAAATATTTCCGGACGCTTCTTCAGTACCCATCTATCGAACTGTTCGTCTGTTATAATGGTGTAGTTTTTCTGTAGTTCATGAGTTGTTCTGTATCCAATATCAGATGGATAATTCAAATAATGTTTATTTAAACAACATTTAAGATTAGTATTTTCAGAAAACCATTTGTTTACTCGCTCTGCATTTTCTTCTGTTCGTAGAATAGCCCATCTTTCTGGCAGTGATTCCCACTCTTTGAACTCTGTAGGGCTTTCTTCGGAGACAATAGAACAGTCGGATTTCAGGATATAAAGATCAGTACCCTTAATTTTATAATAAAGTTCGTCGCCAATCCAATCTGTAACATTTATAAAAGATTCAAGTTGGCTCTTATACCAATTCGTTTCTTCTGCGGTCTCAATTTTTACTCTTATAGTACTCATAGTGCTTTATTTTGAATGGATTAATGCCAATTTTAAAATGACGTTCTCAATGAAGTCTAAGGTAGTACCGTACCATAGTCCGATACATAGTCCGATCAATAACGCCTGTAGATTATTTTTGATGTATTCAATCATAATGCTTTTGTTTGTTCTCCCACTACTTAATTAATTTACCGTGCTTAATCACAAAGTATAGTTTCCCTGGCTCTGCGCCCCAATCCGGATTACCTTCTCGTATCTCAATGCCTGCGTGCTCGTACTTCAGTATGCGATCGGTATCCGTTGATTTGGGATAGCCTAAGGTCATAGTATTTGCCTCGAATGGTTTGAATCCGTATTTTTTAAGTACATAATCAATTGTCGTCTGACCACTAAAGCCGTAATATCGAAACTGTCTTTCCCCATCAAAACCAGTGCGGCCTAAAAAACCTTTCCAGAACGCTACCGACATATCAGGATTGCATTTATTAAAAAGCCGATTAGCCCAATACGGATTAATTTCCCTGTAGTCCTCAGTCTTTACACCGGACTTAGTCATTTCAAACCACTGCGTTTTTAATGATAATTGAAGGTTCATAATCTATTTCTTTTTTACTGCTACACTTGTAGGAGAGGTGATGAAGAACTGATATGATTCTGTAAAGTCTGGGTTTGATTTTGATAACTGCCACATATCCTCAAGCTTATATTGTTCAATATTCATTATCTCGTCTAAAGCTTTACTCCTCTGATCTACATTCAAGTCAGAATATTTTGACTCCGTATGCATAATTCCAAACTTCACTTTAGGACCTCTCTTTGCCATGACTTTTATTTTAATTGTTAACCCTTATTTACACTAGATAAAATGACCGTCTTTCCGGTCTGCCAAAGAACCTATTCTTCCTGAGTCATCCCCATTCCGTTGATTGAATACGAGTTGTACTATGGTTACAACTACCTCCTGTGCTTTATTTTCATCCTGTCACGTGGGATCGTGAAGCTGGCAGGATTCGAACCTGCACGATTAAAGCCTATGATAGGGGCAATAACCTACACTTAGCCTATCCACCTGTTGCGTCTTCCATTTCGCCACAGCTTCCAATTTGCAGGTCTATTCCCTGCGGTCATGTAAGCCTCTATTCTTACAGTCATTAGATCAATCTAAGCGGATCGGGCAGGACTTGAACCTGCACAGGTATATTGCTACTCATTTTGCTCTTTTTATCTACGGAATCACCACCGTTTCCTCCTGTTATGTGTTTTATTATTGGCTTTTTCACCTGCCAATCCCGCCTATCATTTCCTATAGGCCTGAGGTTAGAGCATTACCTTACTGCTTAATAGCGTCTTCCAATTCCGCCACCGATCCATTTTGCCCGCTATCTTTCAAGGGGCGGGGAGAAACTAAACCAGCTTTGACTGATCAAAATTATCCCAAGTTAAAATAGCATTTCCTGGCTGATGCTTCCCATTTTGGAAATATTCAATTTCAATATCCTCACCTTCCTCTCCGACTCTTTTTATCTCGAAAATTACTAAAGGATAATTCCTTGAGTATTCTATTAAATGTTGCTTCCAATCATACCACTTGCATTCCCCTTTGAAGCAGTCAGGATTTCCTGCAAAAGAAGAAATTTCTTCTTCGTGATCTACGTCTGAATAATCGTCATGCGTAGTAAGTATATATTCTGAATAGTAGCCCATATTTTAAAGGTTTAAAGTGTGCCGGAGAACTACCGCTCCGGCTTCGGCTCCACGCTTACTTCTGGTTTCGATTAAGCATAAACTAAATAAATAGTCCTATTGAATCGTATTCGATCCAGCAATTGCAATCAGCAAGAACCTTAATATCTTGCTCGTCGATATACTTTGAAGCGATTTCGACACTACAAATAAATATTTTATCGTGTTCAGCTGCACCAATAATGTTTTTACACTCTTCGTAAGGTATTTTACTTCTAAGTAGGCTTATAGCTTTAAAAGTATGATCTACATCCCTTTCGGAATAAGGATTTTTATCATCACTCAAAGCCTCTTCAATCTGTTCTACAGTTACCATATAATTATCTATTTTGGTTTATGTTTACTCTCCGGTATTGCTCAGGAGAGGGTGAGAACTTAAGAAATAGGCTTTATTATTTTTGCCTCATATTTCACATGCTTGGATTCAAACAGAAAGGAAATCTCTTGCTTTATATCGTCCAAAGTATCTTTTATAAGATCCTTTTCTGTCAGATCAATAGTTTCCTGCCAATCAGTAGCATCTAATAATATCTTTACCTCAATAAAAACTTTCTGCTTCTTTGCCATAGTCTTGTTGTTTACTCCGTAGAGATTATTTAAAAAGTGCTAGTTGCACATTTTTAAAGATTCGTAACATTGAAGCATACGTATTGTATCTCCACTTGCTATTGAAGCCTCTGCATTCTTTATTTCAGCCTTCAGCATGATTGTTCCGAAAACTCCAGCTGGGCCTATTTCTTCGTATTCTTTAAGAAGCTCACGAACCCGATTCATTTGTTCCTGTAGGCCTTCAATTAAATTTGCCATATTTCTGTTTGGTTTATTGTCTACCTCTCCGGCTATTACACAGGAGAAAATTGAGTGATTAAATATTTGCTCCATTGGTCGGCCATTGCGTTTGCTATGCCAGGGAATGTTTTACTTCTAAGCTTTGCACTCTTGTTATCAGAATACCACTTTGGAAGTTTTTTCCCTGAAGGGGTAGTAACAAATTCGCCTTTATCGACAATGCATGTGTGTGTTAGCTTTGGCAATCCTTTTAACCATAGGCATGTTGTTTTTTGGAATGGGTCACCAAATTGCCATGGTTGTATGATTTGATCGGGCTTTCTGATTGCGGAAGAAATAACAGATACCGGATTTTCCAACGCCCAATATTTAATGTTACACTGCATTAACTTTGAGACGAAATCAAGTGCTTTTTTCTGCCTGCCGTCTGCTATTTTAATGGCAAAGTGTTTAGCACCACTTACCGCAAGATCGGTGCAGGGAGGGTTTAAAATAGCCATATCCCACTCTTTAATAAAAACCTTTTCACCTGATTCTGTTTCTAACTCTCCGGCCTCAATAGCTTTGAAAACATCCATCTTTAAATGCCAATCTGAATGACCGCCGGAACTATCCTGGGTGTCGTTACTAAAGGCTTCGTGACCTAATTGTCTGAATGCTTTAGCAATTGTTTGGCTTTCTTCACACCCTACCAGAATTTTCAATACCATAGTCGTACTTTAATTGGTTGTTACACCCGTATAGATTAAAATTATTTTACTAATATTTTGTAAGTAGAATCTATGAATGATCGGATATTACCAACCTCACAAGAATCATCTGATGCGCTCAATCCTTCCAGAAAAGCCTTCATAACATTTAGTTTCGCTATGTAGTCTGTATTTTCATTCTCCAATTGAATCAATGCATCATACTTTCTCTTTGGAGTATCTCCCTGTAATCTATCAAGTGTTAATCTTTCGTAATTTTCCATATTATTTTAGGTTACTCCGTATAGGGGGATTGAGTTATGCAAATGGGAATATTATTTTTTCTTTATAAACTATTTTCAAAACCTGATCTTCTTCATAATGCTTACTATGCATTAATTTATCCTCTGTAAAAACTAGAATTTTATTATTGAAGAAGTCTATTCGGTCTAGCTTTTCAACTAGACCACTCTTTAAATAAACTTCGCCCATTATATACCAGCCTCTTTTTCTAATTTTTCCAATTTTTCTGCCCACATGATAGCCGATTTTTCATTTCCAGACTTTATAAAAGCAGTCATGTTTTTTGTTGCTTCCTGCATTTCTTTTTGAATTAGTTTAAGAGTTCTCATATCTGTAAGTGTTTAGAGTTGTTTTCCTTATTGCTGAAACAAAGTACGGCATTTATAATTTATAAAACAACACATTTTACAATTTATTTTACAACATTCTTTATCTTTTTGAATGCCTTCAATAATTCTTCCCTAACTACCTCAGCACCACCCTTTTTGTCTATTTCAATTTGTGGCGCATAAATGCAGATTTGTACTTTTTTCTCAATTGTTTCAATCTTTTTTCGTCCCATTTTAGTAAAGTTTTAGTATGGGAGTAAAGATATGTAAAATATGTTGTTTTATAACACGCAATTATATAAAGTCAGCCATTTTGTATTTAGCGATTAATTTCAGTTGCGCTTTGCTGGGCTCGTAATTAAGCCTATCGCATTCTGACAGGAATAAATCAATGTACTTATCCATCATTACCGTATACTCAAATACTCCGTTTCCGCTTTTCTTTTGCCCTCTCTGCTCCAATAATGCTACTGCTTCCACTCCGTACTTTTTATTCATCCATGGAATGTATGACGCCCGGTTCCCCTCTTTAAAGCCATTACAGGGAACACAACTCGGATGCGTATTCATTCTATCATGAATGATCGATGGTGCTGTTGAGCGGGGTATAAAGTGGCTGTTATTAGCATTCGTCCAGTGAAGGAATTGACCGCAATAACATTGTACTATCCCTTCGCTATTTGCTGGCTCCATTTTTACAACGAGTGAATAGATCACATCAAAGTCTTTTTTCAGGATTTGGAAAGGATTTTTTCGCTTCTTTGGCTTATCCGCCTTTTCTTTCCGATTCCTGGATTTGACTTCTTTGTTCATCTGCTGGTATTCCGCAACGGTGTAAACCTTCTTTTCATCTTCCTTTGTTCGCTTAACTGATTTCTTATGGATGGGCTTCTTAGGTTTCGGGTCGGTCTTTTCCGGCTTCGGTTGCGGATTAAATGCTGGGTAGTTCATGCGAATAGGCCTGGTGTTGACAAATGCTTTTGAATTCTTTTATTCGACATGTCTGCGTATTTTTTTGCAATGTCATCCCCGACAACTTTACGGCCTTCCTTCACGGCCATAGCGCACTCCGTGCCAGATCCAGAAAAAGGGACTATAACTAGATCATTCTCACGTGAGCAAGTTGTTATTAATATCCTTGTTAACTTTTCGGGTTTAATAGTATCATGTTCGTAGCTTCTTGTTTCATAGTTTGGCAATCTTATTACATCCCCTAAATGCAAAGAGTTATTAAATGGACGCCTAAGTTCTTCGTATTCCTTCCTAAGTTCTTCGTATTCCTTTGTTAAGTATGGAGCACACCACTCTTTCAATTTTTGGTACATCTCTTGTGTTATCATTGTAGGCTCTGCCTTATCTAAACTAAGACATGCAGAAGCAACCCCGCCGCCATTTGTAGCCGCTCCTAACGCCTCATTAACTTCTTTTAATACTATTTTGCCTTTCGCTTTTGTTATTTCCTCTCTTATGTAATCTCGTATATGATAAACACATTGTGTTAAGTTATAATGTTCATTACTATACATTAAGATCCTTTCAGTGAGTGGTGCGAATGTCCGTAGCTGCTCATTAAATCTTATTTGTTGCTTATGATCGTTGGTATTCTCCCATACTATGCTGTTAAGTAGTTTGAAATGCTTGTCAAATATTATTTGAGCATAGGCAATATTTTTAGCATCTCCATACCATAGCAACGTTCCATCTGCTGCTAAAAGTCTTTTGCATTCTATAGCCCATTTTTCAACATATTTCAAGTAGTCTTCGAAGCTTTCCCAGACAAAATCGAATTCCCCTTTAACCTCAAAATATGGAGGATCGGCAATGATTAATTTTGCGCAACCGGCAGGCAACTGGTTATTAAGGAAGTCTTCATTATAAACAGTATTAATGTCTATTTTAGCAATTGTATCCATATCTAAAATCCGTTTACCTCGTTCATCCTTTTCAGGTAATAATTAAATGATGCAGTAAGAAGGGAGAGCTCTTCCATTGTAACCTCAGGGCTATGACCTCGCTCGATCTGATACACCCTGCGCTCTGTTAATCCGCTTCGTTTGGAGAGCCACTGAACAGAGAGTTTTAAATGTAGCCTGTCATCCTTTAGGAATTGAGGCCAGCCCTGGCGGACGTTAATTGTTGTCTTCTTTTCGCTCATCAGTCTTTAAATGTTCTTTTTTCATAACCTCTATCATGTACTGTTTTTTGTACTCTTGATAATCCTGCTCCTCTTTTTCTCGATTCAGAACAATCTTATCGTAATCCTCGCCGATGGATGAAATGATTTCTTTGATCTTATTCTTATCGACAACTATCTGAAGCAATGAAACATTTTCTTCAGCTTCCTTTTGTTCCTGAACAAATCTGTTGTGGTTTCTTCGCTCGACTACTGAAAGGCGTTCACCGGTATCGTACTTTTCAAACCACTCCATCAGCACCGGAAGGTCTATCCGATCGTAAATCTTTCCGTACTCCCCTGCTGCACCCATTCGCAAAACATATGCGTACTCTTCAATGGTCAGGTAGTAATATTTTTTGAAGATGGCAGCTTGAACTAATGGCATCATATTCGGATCAAAAGTCTTTCCAACAGAAACAATCATGAACAGACTGGATAGTATTACCTCTGTTACTGTCTCAAGTGCCTCAGGGGCAAACTTTCTTGTCAGTGCGATAGAATTACCCTCAATTGCTTTTGCGCATGTCAGAGAGGCTATAAATCGAAAATGATTCTTTTCGCTAAAAGCCTTCAAAATTCCTGTTTCCTGAATGCTTGTTGCTGAGATACTCTGCGAACTTGTTTCCGCTAGTTTGTTTTGTGCCATTTTTGTTCTGTCGGATTATAATTTCGTCGTTCCAATGCTTGCCGTTCAGATATGTTTCTGGATTCATCCGGTACTGAACATCCGGAGTTGATTGAACATATTTGGGAACATGGTCTAAAATTTTTTCTTTTTCGGCCGGCGGAACCTTCTTCCATTTTTTTTCGCAATCAGCACGGCCTTTCTTTTTTTCATAAAGATTCCAGAACTCTTCAAATTGAACATCCAATATTTCAAAGTCAGAAAATCCTTCTTTCTCTTTTTCTCCTTCTCCTTCTATTTCTTTCTCTCTTTCTCTTTCTTCTTCTATATTGCTTTGATTCGCTTTGATCTCGCTTTGCGGTCGCTTAGATTCGCTTACCGTTCGCTTTACTTTTTGTTTTCCACCTAATGAACCGTTCTTGCTGTTAGTTTCAGAAAGTTTCTGTCTTTCAGATAGTTGATCGTCTAGAAAGTCGATTGAAATAAAGCCATCGCTTAGCGAATAAAAGCGACCGCTTAAGGCAGATATTATACTTTTTTTCTTGAATCTAACCTCTATTTCTTTTTCGGATAAAACTCCCAGGTTTTTCCAATAAAGCGCACAGATGTTTATGAAAAGTCCTTGAACTTCTAGTGATTCATAGACTATATTTCCGGTCATCCATTCGGTTGCATGGAACTTAAAATATGGTAACTCCTTTGCCATTTTTCAATTTGAATAAGTATAAACCCCGTATTCTTTACCTGTTAATTCGTCCGTTTTCATAACCGTCTGGATGGTCATTCCTTCGTCTCTGAGCCTTCGGATGTACTCAGATAATCGGTATATCCGCAGCTTAGTAAAGGCAATTGCACCAGTTATCTGACCTTCACAGAGCAGGTATTCTTTTACTCGGTCTTTGTCTGTTTTTGCCATGTTATGCGTTGGTAAACTCCTGAACTGTTTCAATTTTCTTGATGTACTTCCAGTGCGCTTCTGAACACATGATCAGCCACGGATCAATATTATGTTTTCGGAGAGCTGCGCCGATCTCTTCCATATATGCAGAGCGTTCGTGAGCATCCTTTAAATGATACTCTGATCGCATGTGTTCGATTGTCTTTATGTGCTGTGTCATTTGTTTCTGTTGGTGTATAAGTTCCCTGCTGCTATTGTGGCAGCGATCAATATTCCGATAATGGTATAGGCTTCGATGGTGTGTATTCTTAGGTACTATTCCATGTTAGGCTGATTGGAAAACATTTCCTACTACTTCAAAGTCGTTCGTGTAATGATGCTGTTTCCATCTATTGAGAGACATATGATTTTCTCCCCATGTATCCTTTGATGCAATGCTGCCATATTTTTTGTTAACATAATCAACGCATAGAATACCTCCTTCAAATGACATTGTTTGACTGATCGGGTAGCTATTGTCAGCACTGTCCGGATCTTGATTGGTAAGTTTTAGGAAACTCAAGCCAATCCCTGAAAAACTCATTTCTGAAACTTTATATATTGCATCGAATTTATACTGTCCATCTTCGCCCATAACTCCTTTTACTCTCAGATGGTCTGACTCGTATATTTCCTTTCCGTTCTTGTCAACAAGTCCTGTGAATTGCATGATGTGATAACCATTAGCCAAAGGGGTTACTGTAATTTCTCCGTCCTCTCCTTTTCCTTTTTCGTGGTGGAATTCAAGTATTGTCGGATGGTAACCAACACTATAATACATTTCTTCTGATCCTGGGCGGTCAAACCACGCACGGAATTTTATTGTTCTTGGCATAATTGTAAATGTTAAAGTGTTCTGAATATTCTGTAACCTTCTGATGTGCGGAATCCATGAAACTCTTTTCCTGCAAGCCATGTGCGAATCCTTCCAAGTGTAGCCTTAGCACATTTATAACTGAAATTACTCTTGTAGTTATATGCAAGAAAGTGTTCATTGAGTAGTAGTGAATCACACTTTTCTCTTACCTCTTTTTCTGTTGCTACTATGTAAGGCTTGCAATCTGTTATCATGGCTATAATCGGGTTCTGATTAGCATGATTAGCTTTTCCATCCTGTCAGCATAGAATTGTTTGAAGTCTGTATATCCGTCCGGATGCTGCTGGAACAAAACATAAAGGACATTGCGAAGCCTTTCGGATTTACTCTTACTTTCAATTTCTGCATCGATCGTTTCAATCTCTTTTATCTCCCGCGCTGATAGCGACTCCTTCCTGTGGAAAGCAACGACACCAACACTATTACGAAGCACATGCAATGCCGCAACGTCCGGACCGCTTACTTCTCCCGTTTCAAATACAAGAGAAACAGAGCCATCCTTTCGGGTAGTATACCGGTCAAATACCGCAGCTTTTAGTATATCCATTACTTAGCGGCCTCAGCGATTAGTAATTCTTGGTTGGTCTTTGATATTTTAAAAACCTTCTTTGCATCCTCAAGAGTCTTTCCGCCCTTTAAGGATTGTATTGCACCATTCCATTCTTTTGTATTTGGATTCAACCACGGAAGCTCCGGTTCTGCATTTGATGCTTTTTTCTTTGGTTCTACACTAGCTGCATTGCCGTCGTCGTCTTCATCAATGTTAAGACCAAGTATCGCACCTAATGCATACCGTCTTTGATATGTAATAGCAGATCCTAATCCTTGCGGATCGTTCTTTGTTGGCTTCATTGTGTAGGTGGATGAAATATATTCACCGGACGTATGCATGAGAATAGTTGTAAGCTGATTCTCTCCTTCCGGAAGCTGAACAAACGATAATTCGTTTTCTTTTAGCGGCTCTCTGATAACATCTAAAATATCTGCAAGGGATGCGTACTTTGATTTAAAGAAAGGATTGTCTGAGGTCTTCTTTATTTTTGATACTGATCCTTGAAAATTACATAGGGCTTTAGCAAGCTCTTTTATTGATTCTGTCTTTTCCATAACTACCTGTTGTTATCGTGAAAATCTTTGTACTCTTTTTTGAGAAGGGATAGCTTCAAAGCGTTATCCTGTTCTATCATTCTATGAAGGCATTCACTCAGTCGAATTGTGAAGCACTGATTGTATAGTGATTCATCAATCGTATTGGAGTAATGCCCGCCCTCTCCCTCTCCGTGTTCTCCGCAGATCCACGGATGCAGATGCAAGTCCCTGGCGTTTGCTTTCAGAAAAGCTTTGTACTTATAAAGAGGGATTGACTTGATAGCGAATACCATTTTATCAGCTCTTCCAAGTGGTTTTCTTTGGCTCTCATCATAACAAAAGGTTATCGTGTCGTCCTGAATGAAAGCGTTGTGAGGGTAGACCGCAGACTTTAATTTGTCTTTGCGTTCCAGCTTTTCAACCTGAGCTCTCAGGGATTTGACAAGCTCGTCTTTTTCGGTGTCGCTCATCTCCATTCACGTTTATTGTTCTTTCTCCTCTCTTCCAGTTCGTCAAAAGACTTCAGAGAATCTTCGATAGTATCGCAAGTCTTTACTTCTGTGAAGAACCCAAGTATCCTTACATCTTTCTGTGTAGTGCTGCTTGGAGATGGCAACATGATTACACGCTTCTTATATAGTGGTGTCATATAATCCCTTGGCTAACTCGTTCGTTAAACTGATCTACTCCTAATCTCAGGCTGTCAATGTCGATACCTGCTTTACCTGCTTCATAGAAAGCCCATGTAAGCATTTCTGAACGCTTAGGATCTCTGTGTGAGTTAGCCTCTACACAGTGTTCGCGGCACATTTTTGCGATTGCCACACGGTGTGAGAATATCGCAACGTCTTTTTCTTCGTCTGTTAATTGAAAATCAGTGTTTGACATAGCTTTAAAAGTTTTCGTTATCTGAATCGATTCTCTGTGCGATGCTGTCTGTTTCAATAAAGAACCAAAACGCCAATGTCAGTATCGAAAAACACACTCCTATAAATTCCATATCTTTTGCTTTAAAAGTTTTTCAATTAATTTTCTGTCATCCGCTGAAACTTTTTGCTCTCCCTGCTCTACAAGGTATACCCATGTTTCACTTTTTTCTAATGACTTTGCAAAGTCTTTTTTCTTAATACCCAACTCTTTGCGCCTGTTTTTTATCTGAATCGCTATTGAATATTGTCTGCTTTCTATTTGTTGTTCGTTCATGTTGTAAAGGTAATAAAAGTAGTTAATAAAGCAATAGTATTTAGTAAATAAACCGTAAGTATTTCGTTATGTATTGATAATCAGACAGAATAATTTTGAATATTGGAATGATTGTTTTACTTTTGGGTTATAGTAATGTGGTGGAATTGGCAAACACACCCTCCTTGTCTCGGGGGCGCTGAATCTAAATAAAGACGTTGTACAGTCGAAAGACGGGGATTGACCACCAAAACCTTGCAATGTTCCTAATTACAGCTTACAGGTTCGATGCCTGTCTTTACTGCAACTAAATAAATTCGATCTCGTACATCGAAAAGAAAGACTTAAATAGCATGACCAGATGTTATCTGTTCATTTAAAGCCCGATGATGTACGAGATCATTGGGCTTTTGCTTTTTGGGCCGTAACCAAAAGAAATCCATGCGGACTGAATCATAGATTCTTTTTCGGGACTTCAGATAGCATACCTTTCGTGAAAGCAAGGGGAAGCAAGCCAATTAAATGATACAACATACAGATGAAACATTTTCGGGTATCAGCCAAAACGATGACGAACTCATTAACTCAGGGTTAGGATATGCTTCTCTCTATTAGGGGGTAGGGGGAAACATTTTCTCAAACCTACAATTCTGAATCTTTTAATCTAGGGTTAGGATTGACTTTGACAACATAAAACACCCTAAAACGATAGACAAACAATCTTGTTAATTAAAAATAGAGGTCAAATATTAACTAACTAGCGACTTAGTTAATATTCAGGCTTAAATGTTAACTAAATTAAAAAATCCCGCTCAAATAAATGAGACGGGACAACCAAACGGCTGAAAGGTTTTATTTCAGGATTCGCCAAATAAACATTAATATAATGAGTGCCAATAACCCTAGCCACAAAGGCCATAATGCTTTTATATGATCTGTAAAGGAATATTCGCTTACCTTCACTGTAGTTCGTTGTACCTCTCTTACAATAACTGTATCGTGATTATTTACTACTGTCTTTAAGTAGTGATGGTGCGTTGTTGTGTCATTATAAAAGAACGTGGTAAAATTATCATCCTTTAATATAATGGTGTCTTTTGAATACAAGAAAGACGTGTCTTTTGACGATCCGTAGAAATGAACCGTATCAATCAGTTTTATTTTAGATGTGTCAATCCATCCCTTACGAAATCCTTTATCAGACCACCTTTTTTGAGGAGAACAGGAAATCAACATCATTAATGCAATCCATATAAAGCAGAATGATAAGGTGTATATCAGGTTTTTATTCATTTCGGGTCGCAATCGTTTGGCTTATGAAGGTCTTCAGGTTTTTCTACTGCAAACTGTGCGATAAATGTAGAAACCGCCCCGATAACAATGCCGTATTCTAGAATCTTTTCCATCCAAGGGATAACAACACTATTTGCAGAAATATATAGCTGAGTGGCTATACAAGCACCAGCGATTGATAACCCTATGCGAGAAACTCTCTTAAAGAAAGAGGGCGTTTCCATGCACAGCCGTTTCCACAATACGGATAGGTATACTTTTTTCATTATCTGTAAGGTTCGTAAACTGTTTTACCGTTAACTTTTTTTGCTCTTAATATTTGTTTTCTGTTTCCGGTTGGTTTGTAAGAGACATGCACCCAATCCGGCGCTGAATCATTGCCAAATTCAAAAATCAACTGATCATATTCAAGCGTTTTAACGAACTCGAATATAGCCTTGTTGTAAACAGTCGAATCAATATCAACGGCTTCGCCTTTGGCATGCTGAGACCCTTTTGCACCCCCAATTTTAGCATTTAGCTTTTCGCTTCTGAAAAAAGAACTTACAAATGCTTCTGGAAACTTATCCTTTACCGGATCAAATATTTTCTGAACAACTAAAGCAATAGATCGCATCTGTTCAGGCGTTGGAGTATTGTCAATTCCTGCACGGATAGCTGTTTGGCTTTTAGTTATATCGTCAATGGTTAGATACTTACCTATTTTCATAACGGCCTATTTAAAGTCATTGATTTACCCTTACGATAGTAAACGTAAAGAGATTTAAGAAAGACTATGAATCGTTTAAGTTTCACTTTTCTTCTTAAATAAGTTTGGAAAGAATCGATCACAAAACTTTCGCATCACAAAGGCAAAGAATCCGGTAACTATTGCACCGAAAGCGGCCAGTATGATACAATCCATGATCATAAAGAAGAATTGCTTAAATCCCCCGCTATGAATCATATAATCAGTTACTAGCTTATTTATGAACATCCATAACGCTCCTAATGCGCTAATCAATTTTTCATACCAAGTAAGCCCGTGATGGTTATTTGAATATTCCATTCTATGTTTCATAAATAGCCCCTCCTTTTTATGGGAAGGGCTAAATAATTATTCCGTTGGCTTTTTTGTAAGGATTAATGCTTTATTATCCGCATCAAATGTTTTTAAAACATGATCCGCAGCAGCATATCCGGCAGTCTCTGAAATAACCGTTAAATGGTTAATGGCTTCCTGATTTGCTTTTTCAGCCTCATGCTTATGAAAATTTTGCTTTTGAAAAGCCGCAGAAACGATTCCAAAAGAGGCGTCTGTTAATTGTATTGTAATATCCTCATTTAATGGCTTCATTTGAATTGTTTTTGCTGGCTTTGCCTTTGAGTTTTTAATAGACATTATCGTTTGGTTTTGGTTCCCTAAATATAGGGACTATTGACGAATTATTTTACTTGCAGGGTCAAAATATAGATCCCCTCTCTCCCACACAAATATCCCTGCATGATTAATAGGGCATCGATCAGGTGACGTTCTGAATACCCAGCGCATAAAGTACTGGTAATTTATTAGAAACCTGATAATAGCAGAAAGATATGTGCTTATATTATTCCACTTAAAAGGAACAAATACCAACGCCAAATCTCCGCTTTTAATATCTGTTAAAATCATGGTCTATTAATCTTACCTAATGCATCAGCTTGCAGAACCTTAGAATACAATATTGGGTATAGCGAAATGTTCCCGCTAGCATATCCGGTGAAAAATGTATATTCTCCTACAAGTCCGGTCTGATCTTCTATATCTGCCGCATGACCTACATATTCACCTGTTTCTGCATTAACCAATTCGGCATCCGATGCGTATGTTATTTTTTCATAAGGAGGAATTTCACCCTTTTCTCCCATAACATCCCCATTAAGGTCTTTTGTGTAAACGGTCATGTAGAATTCGATTTTATTATTTTTAAAATCGGGCCAAAAACCATCTACAGTGACTATTCTTTCAAGATTAGTATGCGGGCTGTTTGAAACAGGTATATTTGATAGTTCAGATAGATTCATATTAGTATAGTATTTCTGTTCCTCTTACATACGTTATTGTGGTCGTTCCGGTAGTTGTGGGAACTAGTCTTAGTTGAGCATTTGCCTGGAATTCCCCCGAAACAGATACTGTCTGCACATTTACGGAGTTCAAAACAATAGCCAGTGTTACCGTATTGCTATTCCCGATCTCATTTACCGTCACCCAAGAACTCCCATTATAGTACTGTAATTCTACTTTGCCACTTGCATTACTACCAATGCTTGCTGTACATGAAATTGTAACGTTATAGGTTACTCTATATGATTTTGTAGATGACGGCGTAAAAGATGAGCTATTGATAGTTCTTGATACTCCGTAGTTATAGGTAGGCGCAACCGGTATGTTCACGCCAAGCATGGCTAAAGCTGTATCTTTGTTTACTGAATAGCTTTGACCAGTATTTTTATCGGCAACAACGAAAACTTTATTTAATTTTGAAGTAGCCGTTGCTGGAGTTTTCCACGACCGGACAAAGAATCTGGCTGTAAGAATTTTCTTGTAAGAAGATGTGCTGTTTGTTGCTTTTGTTAATTCAAGCGTATCTAAATAATTCCATGTTCCAACAATTATACATGCTGAATCTGGGACGGTTGTAAATTCACATCCATTGTATTGGGCGTTTGATGAAAATACAATGGATAAAATTGATACTAATAAAAGAGATAATTTTTTCATTTTGATTATTCAGTTTAGTTTTAAATTTGTTCGAAAATAACCCATTTAACAGTTCGTGTGTCAGCAACATTTGCTGATGTTATTGTAAAGCCAACGCCAGCATTATAGGTAACCGCTAATGCAAAAGGAGTTCCTGAATGAGTAGCGGTTACGATAATATGACTATTTGCGGTTATACTAGTGTTTGCCACAGTAACCGTACCGGATGCTAATGTGCTTGATCCGACTCTGGCGTTGGTTCCTGTTTTAAACTCTAATCCTGATCCAACAAAAGGGAGTACAATACTGCCAGACATCTTCATTTTCTGCCCAAAAGACCATTGATATACGCCACTTGCATTTACTGCGGTAGGCTCTGTATTTGCGTTGCCCCAAAGAGCGGTTAGTATTCCGGCACTCGTTGCCTGCAATGTTTCAGTAAAGAACTGAACGTTTCCCCCTGCTGCACCTGTCGGAGTTCCCGGAGTCAAGCATATATTGCCTGCAACCCCTACAGCACCTGTGTTAGTGGCAGTCCTAATATATGTATGTGGAGTGGCCGCCCCAGGAAGGGAGACGCTTGTTACATAGGCTCCAGATATAAAATTACCTCCCAGTAACAGATTATTTCCCCCGCCTGGAGAGTTCGCTGTAATTTTCATATCAGTACCATTCACTGAACGATACATACTGAACGTCATAATAGAACTTGACGAGGTAGTAGAGAAGTTGCCGGCTATTGTGGTTTGTCCAGAGGCAATGTTAGTAGTGCCAAAACCAGTTCCAACAATTAACGAAGTGGTTGCACCGTATCGCATTGCTTCCCTATAACTTCCTAGTCCAGTATCAAAGATGTAGATACCGGCTGCACTGAAGTTCTGCTGTACTGTGAATGGATTGATAGAGTTTCTATAGGCCAACACATCTGCACCTCCTGCATCGGGCGTAGGAAATGTGATAGAAGTATTCGCATCGGGCCACTGCATTTCACGATAGATATCAGAAGATAGGGCGACGTTTTTTCTGATCCATCCCATGCCACCGCCTGAAGTTGTATATATAATGTTATTACCACTTACTGCCGTAGGTCTTGAGGATTGAACTGGAAGCTGTAAATAACCTGACCCTGCCGTTCCATTAACAACGTAAGATGGTGCAATCAGTTGTCCTGTCATTGTGTCGCCAGCCTTAGCAACGAAAGATCCTGATAAACCAGTTACATCTGAAAGGTAAGCCATTGTTCCATCCGAATTCTGCATTTGAACAACACGCTGATTTGTCACATTATCTGTCTTGAATCTTACTATACCAGGAGATGCTAGATCGCCGGAAAAGAACGCAAAACCGGTAGTATCAATTTGCTGAAACCACTTAGTGGTAGCATCAAATCCAAATATATTTGATCCAGATGGACTATGTTCATTAATGGTTGTCTGCGTGCTGTTGGCAACTGTAAATTTTATATTGTTCTCCATTTCAATTAATGAAGAAAATACGCCATTAACAGTTTGAAAATTTAAAATGCTTGCTCCCGTTAATAAAAATTGAAACCCTGAAGCACTAACATCTGTATTCGCAGTAAGAATGCTTGTTCCTGCTGTCTTTATGTAAGAACCAACTATATCGGATAAATCAGCTACGCCTGTATAATCTTTGTTTTGAAATTTAACATTCCGGTTACCGCTCATTGCGGAAAAATCTAGTTCTCCGTATGCGGTTCCTGCTGCATTGTGATACTGATATAGTGAGTTCTTAGAAAAGAATCTCATTGGTTGCTGCATGGAAGAAATATCCATATTACCGGCCGACTGAGCTTTTAAATAAACGTCAGTGTTCCATGTTAAGCCAAGGTTATTCCCTATTGATATGTTCCCTGTAGTGGGAGAACTTGACCCATCCAGACTTATTTTACCTGAAATATCAATTGATCCGGCCGTATCGTCTACATATTTTTTTGTAGCGAATGAATAATCAGATCCCGGTGTAATGGGGGAGGCATAACCTGTTTCTGATTCAATCAGAAGGCCACCATCAGTTAAATTCAGGAACGAATCAATGAAATCAGTTCTTAACGCATTATCCTTTATGGCCGTTATTTCTTCATTCTCATTTTTCTTTATTACTGTATCTGTGAGGTTTTTTAGTTGAACTAAGCTTCTTTTTGACATAAGTTTTTAAAGCATGAGTTTGCTCCGGTTACAGTAATTGTATAGTCTACATAAATAAATATGTAGTCTAATGGTATTATATCTAAATCAAATTCTTCTCCAAAAGCATTGGTTACATTTGACTCTATTTCACTAGGCTTAACTTGGATAGTATCTGCCCGTAATGAAATACAAAGAACTTTATTGTTTAGTATGTGAATAGCATTAGCCAGGTCTTCGCCTACGCTTTGAGCGTCGAAAATACTATTATTGAATTCTGATTTTTTCTTGCAAAAAACCAACCTCATGGGATAATCCTTTTGGCTCCACGCTTCGCAAGATGTCTGCTGCTCCTCGTCCAGTTCTTCTACTGAAATAGTACCTACGATTCTGTGATAAATAAAAGATTCTTCTATACTCAAAGCCTGCCATTCTCCATTACAAAAAGTAGACGGTATTTCGTTTTCTCCAATAGTATATTTTTCTACCAATCCTTTAGAATCGGGCATATATCCTATTTCAGATAATAAAGAATCTAAATATGTAATTATTTCACTTAGCATATTTGTTCATTTGATCAACTACCAGTTCAGCGTACAGTTGTTTTTCTTTTTCGGATAGTGCGAATATTTTTTTATCGTACTTTTCTTCTGCTCCTAACCTCTTATTATTGTTTTCTTCCGAAAGAGTAATGACCGCCGACCCATTTACCAATTTCGGGCCTTTTACAAAATCACTTTCTAGTCTTCCAAATAATGAAAGAATAACCTTTCCTACTTTACGTCCTACCTTTTTTCTAAATGCTGTATAGGATTCGAAGTATCCTGTTTTATGATTTTTACCATCAGAGAATTTAACACTTCCATCTTTACCTTTTGCCGGAAACTTCTTTGGCGCATTTAAAGGGTTTACGTATAATGGAGTTTCAGTATCGTATGTTCCTATTTCTTTACCTTCTGAATCTAATCCTTTTTGAAATATTCTTTCTCCTACTTCCGAATTAACAGTAATAGCCGCTGACAATACCGCTTTATTTAAATGCTCCTGCGTGTATTGCTTCTGCTTTTTTTCAAAGTATTCAGATCCTTTCATGGTGCTATTGCTACCGTTTTAATAGAAGAATTACAATGAAAACATATGTCATTAGGCGTTTTCATATTATTGAAAATAGCTCCTAAACTTGATTGGTACTCCATTTCATATTTATTCATCAAATCTTCATGCGTCTCCTTATAAATTGTTATTATAGAATTCTGCCTTTTAGAAACAGATAATTCTTCCATAATCAAAGAAGCCGATTTGTATAGTATTGGCATTCCCAATGTCCCTGCCATTGAACATATAAAAGGGTCAATAGAACATTCTAAGGAATAAGAGAACGATATTCCACCAGTAGATGTGCCGCCTTGTAGGTTCGCTGTAATGATCTCTGATGAACTCGTTTCTGAATATGTAAGATACGTATAAGCGTTCGCATGTGTATTCGTGCACCCGTTACAATGGCCCTTTGAAAGAATGGCCTGATTAAAAGAAATGTCCGAATCAGTGCAAATGAATAGTTCTATTGTTTTTGATTCAACGCCGTATTTTTTGTTTACAATAATAGAAGAAACCTCCCCGCTTGTCGTTACTAAAGAGAACGTGTCTAAAAGTTTGCCAGTAACTAAATCATAAATAAATATATTTATCGTTTTGGTCTCGTGTGCGTAAAATGAAATTGAGCTGATTAAAACAGAAAAATAAGGATAGTTTTTTAGCTTTAGCTGAATGCCCTTTAACTTACCGGATACTGCCGGAATGATTTCTTTTTGTGTAAAAATGCCACATATTCCATTTTCAATAGTGGAATAGGCTAAAAGTTTTGTTGCTCCTGATCTTAAATGATTAATGACTAATGCTGTCGCAAGATTTATCTTTGATTTTATCATTCTAAGACCGGATGCATACTCATCTGAAATAGCAGCGTCAGCATCTTTTATAGTAAGGCCTGCCAAATCATTAAGATAAAGCCCTGAAATGGGTTCTGTAGTATCGCAAGTTCTTTTAACCCCGATTATGTTATCAAAGCAATTCATCGGCATAAATGGTGTCTTATTTTTAAATTAAAGCCCTCACGTTTGCAAGGGCTTTAATTAATTTAAGCAGGATTAGTGATTTTGAATTCATTCACTCCTGTAGTGCCGTAGAAACGGTCTCCAATGAAGAATTCATCAGTCGGAACGCCAACCGCTTTAAATGCTACAGACAATCTAAAGTGCCAGAATCCGCAATCAAATTTAACCTGTAAATCGTAAGGAATGCCGGTACGCGGATCGACAACTACTTTTTGCATAAATGTTGGTTGGTCTATTTCTAGTCCATAACCTTGGAATGCGTTGTAAGTCAATACCTGTACTGCACCTGGATCAAGCGTTAAGAAGTCGCCATTAGCCCCTAATACGGGCTTAACGTTTGAATCCGGAATGAATGAACCATATACACCTACCGCTTGGGCAAGAAGGGCTACGTTCATACCATTGTCAGCACAACAAGCAGCCTGTAATTTTGTGAAAGACTTGTAAATTTCACCAAATCCGAAGATAAATGGTTTATCACAATATCCAGCATTCATTGTTGCGTAGTCGATTTCTGTAATGAAATCATCTGACAGGCCACCACCTAATACGGTAGATCTACGAGTCACAACAGTTTTTATGTCATTTGTGCCATTGACATTTTCTTCGTCTTTACCGAATTTACCTCTTAGCAAGAACACTTGAGCCGCTAAAATAGCATCCATTCTACGAGTAAGCGCACTCATTGAACGAAGCATTTCTTGGTTAAAGTAGTCCTGATTGTCTTGGCAGTGCTGCTTTAAATCTTCGGCTCTGATCTTCCATTCAATTTCCACCCCTGTATTTGTATCAAGTGTGTAATTTTTTGAAAGTTCCCCTCTTGGAGTAACAGACACGCAAGATTCACGGTTAATAGACGTAGAAACATCACCAACCGGAATACGCGGTGAATAGATCAAGTCAACACTTCTCAGTTTACCATTTCCTGGTGCAACTACTTGGCGAAGTTTGTTATTTGTGTTGATTGGGGAGAAAAGGAATTGGGCCAATCCTGTTTCGTGAACAGCTAACATTGTTGCTTTGTCGCAACCAAAGTATCCGTTTAGTCTATCCTGAAGGTCAGGACATAAAATTAAGTCTGAAATATAAGACATAGTTGTCGTGTTTAATTTGTGAATTAAATTCCTCTTTTGTTAAGCTTTGGATTTCGCTTTAATGCTACGGCATCACGACTGAAACCCTCTGTTAATGTCGGAGGCGACAACTATGCATTACGTGGTTAACAGGTATTAGTCCTTAGCGTTTTATTGCGTTTGGATGAACAGCCCGTTCAGTATTTTGTTGCTGACCAGCAGCTGAATTTTGATTTCCTGTAAATATAGGCTTTCTTTCGCCTGCATCATTCTTTTTGATAAAGTTTTTTTGCTGCGCTATTGATTCAATAACAGCATCGGCAGAAAGAAATGCGCCAGCCTTATTGGGGTCAGTCCATCTTTTGCCCTCTTTATTCAAAACAATTGGTTGGTCAGTTTCGTCAAAATCGATGATAACATTCTCCTTCACCAAGTTATTAAGGTAAAATTGTTCTGCTTCTGAAAGAGTTGCAAGTTTAGGCTGCACTTTCAAGAATGAATCTTTAAATACGCTATCAGCCTTGAATGTTTTAAATTTACCTGCGAATTCACCACGCTCTTTTTCAAGTGCTTCTTGAGCTAGTTGAGCAGCCGATTTATATTCATCCTTAGACTTATTCAGCTTTTCCAGCTTATCATTTAATTCTTTTAATGCACCATCGTTTGTTTTTAATGATAGTTCTTTCAAAGCCTCAATTTCTGAAGTAGATTTTTTAGCAGCCAAATCAAGTACTTCTTCCCAAGGTTTCCCTTTTATTTCTTCAGGGTCTAAACCGAAAAGAGATTTTACCTTAGTTTGCATTGCTCCTGTAATCCTTCCAGTAATAGAAGATCGCTCTTTTTCAATGTCTGGAACTTCTGCCTTTATAACGAATTTAGCAGAAAACTTTTCTTTGAAATCTTCTAAACTTGTTGCTTCAATACCTGTGTACCCTGTAATGTCTTTTAATTCCATGTGAGATTATTTGTTTTTATTATATGTTCTTTTAGGCTTTACTGAATTTTCAGACTCAATATTTTCTAGGTGCTTATTCTCATCAGACCCCTCCGATACTTCGCCTGTTGGTTCTTCAAGAGGCGGTAAACCCAAAGCGGGCTCTTCCTCTTCTTCCAACTCCTGAAGCATAAATCCATACTCTAATAGCATTTTAGGATCTGAAGCGATCAAAGCAGACACTTCTGATACTTCGCCTGTTGCTATTTTTACTACTCGGTGCATTTTATCTTTATCCATGTGAGATTATTTTAATACAATTTAATCATTTTTTGTAATATCCCAAATTTATTGAACTCCTACCCATGTTTTGCCTAGGCGAACATCAGAAATAGTTCTTCTGTGAACATTATATTCTTTGCCTATTTTAGTATCAGAAATTCCTTTTTCTATAAGAATACGTATTTCCTTAATCTTCAATTCAGACAATTTAGAATTATGATGAATATCTCCTATAGCCTTTCTTAAGATATGTCTACCATGTAAAACATTTTCGCTACATGTAACCCACTCAAGATTTTCTACTGAATTATTTAATTTATTTCCATCCTTGTGATTTATTTGCTTCGACCCTAAAGGATTTGCAATAAAATATTTGCCAATGAGCCTATGAACATATTGCTTTACATTTACCTTATTGCCATGCCTAAAACACACACACCAATACCCATTTGAATTAATATGAGGCTTTAGCATTCTTTGAGGCTCGCTCTTAATATTATTTTCAGGGCCCATTGATTTAAAAGACCTAACATTTCCATAATTAGATATCTGATATCCATTATGATCTAATATATCTTGCCAAATTTCCATATACAAATATAGAAAATTTGGCGGATTGTACACACTCTATTTTTTATAATAACCTAGCCTAATAGCCCTGCTTATCCACTCTTCAGGAACTCTACTGGTAATTACTGGTATCAAATTATGTAAGCATCGATATCCCCCTACAAATGAGAATATTGTATCAGAATTTGTATTTGCATTCATGCCTTGCCAAGGATATCCACAAGATCCCACATTTTTACCACGCCCCCACGCCTGTATTTCTTTTTTATGATACCAGTTTCCATGTCTTTCTTCACAGAAACATCGGGTATCAGCAACTTCACCACCTTGATATTTATAGAATTCTAATCCTAAATCTTCGCTGATAACTTTTGTATATTGCCTGTCAGCCACCGCAAATCCATCATAAGCCACTCTTTTAACGTATCGTGTTAATAGTCCGTCAGAAGCTTCCGTATTAGTGGCAACCTCCCGAATGGCTTTCATTGCATCGTTAAATGTTCCTCCATTTGTAACAGCAGAAAGCAAAGAGTTTTTAATAGGCGAAATGATCTGAGCTGTTACTGCATCCTGAGAAAGCAATTCTATTGCGTTCTGTTGTGCTATTTTTAATGTAGACTGGTAAACGCTTTGAGGCTCAAATGTATCAATTATTTTATAGAAGTAATTATTATTAATAGTCGCTTGCGTATTAAATTCCTTCGCAAATGAAGTAAGAGATTCAATATACGGTTCGTCCAAAATAACCCCTTCCAATTGATTGGAAATAGCCTGTACCAACTGTATGTTTTTGTCATTAAAAACCATCTTGCCGTCAACTATATCCATTTGAGAAACCAGCTTTTCAGCTTCTATCAATAGATTTAATTGCGCACGGTCGGCAGCCGTAACCATCCTGTCCGGCACGCTTGTAAGGCGCTCCATTTTAGATTTAATTATATCGTCAAGCGTTGGCATTCGCTAATACATTGTCTACGTTTGCCCGAACAGGGTTAATTTCTAAATCCTTTGCTTTAGCCATTGTAATTAACGCATCTCTTTGAGTCTTTTTGTCCTGATCCAAAAACGTTTCTGAAGATTCAATCTGTTCTTCAATGAACATTTCAATAGAAGTATGTAGAATATCTTCCCATTTAGCTACTGTTCCGAGGGTTATTTTCTTTAAAACATCATCATTAGAAAGCCCCAATAAGCGGTCTGAGTAGAAAATAATATCAATGATTTTCTGCCCTTCTGGATCTGTGCCAAAACGAGTTTCGAAGTATTCCTTCATCAGCTTTTTCATAGCTGCATCAGGCAGACTAGCCTCCTTAGCTTCTGAAATCTCAGTTGTTAAATCAGAATCGTTTCTTAAAGCAAACGTTCTCGGATAAGTAATCGCTGGTACTACTGAATCTTTACCGTATCTGACTATAATTAAATTCTGTGCAAAGAATTCAAATATCTGAAATACCTGATCAGAGATTCTTTTAATGAAAGAAAACTGCTCTTCCCTGTCAATCTGTTTTCCTAAGGCCGTTTCGCTTCCTTTGACTTCTGAATTAGAAATGTCAATATTAAGAATTGAAGCACCTTTATTTATTGATCGGTCTACCTGATCGGAAAGAAGCTGAATAATTTCAGTTGTCGGCCCGTAAAATCCACCCGGGGGCGTAGGAATATTTGACCCCATACCTGTCATTTCAGATATTTTAATCTGCTTGACTCCAAGTATTCCTGGTCTTTGCTTTCCTGTTCCTGCGCATGAAGGGCATTTATGCACACCCTCATTGCCTTGTACCATTCCAGCTATACACCTATTGCCATCCTCGTTCTGGTAATCACATTCTGAGCTATATTCCCATTCTTTAGGATATGCACACTTTGCTTTAATAGCAGATAAATAAGAATCATCTAGTATGGCAGAATCCAAAGAATTAACAGCAGGAATAAATGAAGAGCGATAAAATACGTCTTCGCCTATTTGCTCTGCTTTGCCGTTTAGCTTTTTAACTGGTAGTACGCCTAAATCGTGTTTGAAATATTCAATTAGTTCAAATTGCCAATCTGATTTTTTGCCCTTCTGGTATATGCGATAAATAAACGTATTATCGTAAATATCAATTACAATACCTTCTAGTGATGTTTTATTGCCAGTAATCACAGGGCTTTTTTCATCTGTAATCACTACTGCATAAACCCCATCCTGAAAGCCTATAACCTTTTCACAGGAAAAGTAATGAGCCATTGGCGAAAGTTGCTCCCGATCGCTAATAGAGGGAAACACTTCTTTTCCATCAACGATAGAAGGAAGGTATGGTAAATCTAATACCAAACCGATAACGCCATTATTATCCAGCTCCTTTACAGTTGTTACAACATCTTTAAAGTATGCCTCTAAAGAACCGTAAGTTGGGTAATCTACTTCTAAATATTGTTTTGCATTATCATTACCTTTATAGTCAATCTTCCAGTTCTGATCTCCCCAAATTCTGGAAAGTCCGGATTGAAATTTCTCCCATACAACTGTAGTACAAGCTCTGAAATTTGCTTCAAGATATTTGAATTCTACATCTGTCTGGTTAGGCGCACGAGCTACAAATAATGCTTCTGGGAACTTATCCCCATCGGCATGAACGCAAATGCGATCTCTTTGCACGATAGATTTTTCGTACACATCAGTATATTGAGTGATCTTTTTAGAATCTCTCTTTTTGATCTGCTCCGTTTTTTCTGTGAAAATGCGCTGTAATTCGTCTTTTGTCAGCATACTAGCAGTTGCATCCTTTGCCTGTTTTTGGGCGAGGAAGTTGTTTAATTTTTGCCATAACAAATAATATCAAATTGTGTATGTAAACTTTCTAAAGGCTCTCCGTAAATGTCTTGATAAATATAACCAATTTCATCTAAATATTCTAACAGCTCTTTTCGGCTTGTTCCGCACTGAATCAAAGCATG